GCCTCAAGAATACCGGTAATCTTTCCGTTAGTGCCATTTACAAATTCCGTCTCTAACTTCTCTGCCATTGCCTGGGCTACTTGGTTTACAATGAAGCCCACCACGTCAATATCCGTGTTATTCGCCAGTTTTTTGGATACTAAAGCCAATGCCCCCAGCACATATCCCGTCAAATCAATGGTTGTAAACTTACCAACATTATCCGTTAGGTCTGTTCCTTCGCTCACATAATCGGCATCAATATAATTTGTGGAATCCTCCCCATAAACAGGCACACTCAGTGTTCCGTTGGTTTGAACAACGTCGGCCAGCTGCAAAAATGGCACCATGTCCCTTACCGCTTTGATAATTTTGTTCGCAATAGAAGTGGGCACAATTGAACCGTTGTTGCCCTGTGTCAGCTGAATTTCACCTGCACGAAGTTCTTCAATATTGCCCGCCACAAAATTTACGAAGGCTCTTTCCTCAAGCTGCTCCTGAGTCTCATCCTCACTCTTCTTCTTAAATTTCTCTCTGCCTCTGGCTCGTTCTTCCGCTTGCATTGTGGCATCAATCTCGCCAATTGCTTTCTCCAAATCCTCAAAAGCTCTGGTTTCTTCCTCGCTCATAGCACGTTCTTCCAGCTTGGCTTTATCCAACACCCCTTCCATTTCCTTTACTTTTGCCGCTCTCTGCTCTTCCAATAACTTAAAATACTTCATACCGTCACGCTCCCTTAATTGTTTTTAATTTACCTTCAAATAATGAGTAATCAATCGCTCTTTTTTCCTCTTTCGTTATAATGTCCGTTTCCTCACAGCGTAGCTCCATGTGTTCCTCTTCATCTGCCCGAAGTTCAACGGATGTTGCGCTGTAAACAGGCTTCTTTTTTATCACTAGGGTGATATGCTTTAACTCCATCTCCTTGATATGGCGCAAAGGTAGCTTGTCAGCCCGTTCCTCCAAGGAATCTACTACCTTGGTCATCCCGAAGGACCACCCTTTGATCTTGCCTTTTCTTGCATTTTCAATAGTTTCCAAATCTGTAATCACAGCCTCCGCTCGAAGTCCGATGTTGTCCTCATATAGAGAAAGCCCCTCCTTTGTGCTGGCCACCACTTTGTTAGGATCATGGTCTACAGTCATGTCTACATTTTCAGCCCGATCCAATGCCGCTCGAAAAACGCCGCTGTCAATCACCTCTACCACTTTGCCATGGGGCGTGATCACAGGGCGGCTTTCCCTTTCTACGGCATTTACATAGCCGCTAATGAATACACTGTTGTCCGCTCTTATTTCAATCTTCATGCTTTCCACCTCCCTCCATTCCTTCCGTAACCTCCATGTCTTCTAAATTCGCAAACGTTTTCGTATTTGGTGTATAAATCGTTCCTGTCTTGGGATCTAAAATTACATCATTTAATCCAAGCTTAATATAATTAAATCCAAGAGGAGGTAAATCCTCTAAAGCCCGAACTTCGTCCAATTGCATAAAATTTTCCCTTAAGGCAGACTCATAAGCCTGATACCGTTCTTTCATACTGCCTCTTGTAATTTCCTTGGTATCAAAAGCAAAGTAATAGGTTCCCTTTTCTTTTTCCAAAAGCAAATCACGATCAAGGGCTGTCTCTATATCCCCCAAAACCCTTACCACAGCATTAATAAATTCTTTTCTGTCTTCCTCTGTTGCTCCACCACTCAATATTCGCACAGAGAAACCAAAAATCTTACAAATTTCCTCTGCATTGCTTTTTTTATTCTCATTTAACTGCATTTCCACTGAAGTATTGGAGCTTTCATTGAATTTAACCCCTTTATTCAGCACCACCACATTTTCCGTATTGTTGCTGTAAAGATTTTTCCAAGATTCCTTTATTTGCTTAATTGCCTCTTCTCCCAGCTTGCTTTCTGATTCAATGAAGCCCCTTTTGTTCCCGCCTCTTTTTACCAAGGTTTCTTCAAAAAGCAAAGAAGCGTAGGCTACCCCCATAATTAAATCATGCTCCCTATACAACGGGATAGACTCCGCTCCATCCTTGGTTTTACGCTTAATTTTTAGAAAATCATGGGGATAATAACGTTCTCCAAGCACAAGAATGTCATAATCTTTGAAAATCGGTTCAAGGTTTGTCACAATGGATATTTCCTCTTCTCTTACATAGTGAAGGCTTTCGTATTCGCCTTTCATGCGATTAATATAAGCAAATCCACCTTTTCCGAGGAAATAATCCTCCAGCATAGCTCTCCAAAACTCACTGCTGTTTAACGTATCCCCTGTATCATCATTGAGCAGTTTAAGCCTCGCATCTTCCAGAACCTCTTCCACCTTGCCATCCTCTTTTTTATAAAGCCGAATGGGTAGACGGCACACAGTTCCGGCCAGTTTTTCAATACATCCCGCCACAGTGGGTATTTGTAATGCCGTTTTCTTTGTTACCCCTCCTGTATAACCCAAGATTTCAAGAATAACCTGCTCTACTGTCTTTTCCGCAGGAGCTGGCGGTGGATCTGCTCGAACCTCTTCTTTCTTTTTCCACCATTTCAAACTCATTTTTGTTCATCCTCCCGTTTGCATTTCATTTCTTTTATCTGTTTCAGACTTAGAACTTTTCCAATGGGAACTACATACCCACCACAATAGGGACATTTGCGGCCATCCCCTGCAAATTTCAGCCCATAAATTTTTGTGCAATTCAAACATTTGTAAACCATCTATATCCCCCCTAAATTACATTTGCACCCCAGCCACTTTCGCCAAGAATCACATTTACATTCAACAAAAAAACGGCATTAATTAAGCTGACAACCATATCAACCTTACCTGCCGATTTCTTTTTGTTCACATATTTATTTAGATTAGTGTCCTCAGTGCAACGTGCATTTTGAAAGTTGATTTCAAGCATACGGTTTTCACTGTAACAAAATTTTTTTCTTAAAATGTACTCCCTTAATAGCTTAGTGGGCACATGTAAGGTTTTGCTGTGCTGAATGATCTGCACACATTCCAGGGGATTTTCTTCGTCCCCCTCCAATTTCTGTACCGTGGAAATAGCGTTATATTGGTCATAGCCTACCTGTACAATCTCTACGCCGTATTCTTCAGGCAATCCTAAGATAAACCGCTCCACAAATCCATAATCTATTACCTCATCCCCACAATCAAAACAAACACCCTGCTTAATTAATTTCTTATAGTCCACTTTCTCCTTTTCCATCTTGAAATCAACCCTATACCGTGGAATAAATCCCCAAACCATAGCATAAATCTTTCCTTCGTGATATGTCACCATGGCAACGGAAGTGTTATCGTCAGACATGGAAAGGTCGAGACCAAGAAACACCTTTTTTCCCTTCCAAAACTCTCGGTCAATGGTAATGCAGCACTCTTTCACCTTGGTAATTTCCACATACCCCTCAACACCAAGCCCCTTGTACATGATGTTGTTGTGCTTGCATAAGTAATTTTCCCGCTTATTCTCGTACAAAACAGCGTAGGAACGCATGGTTTTGATACTATCAAAAACATTTTTTATACTTACCGCTACCGGGTTAGACTGATATATTACCAAATCCTCTGTTTTCCACTTATCCTTTACCAAAAATTCCTGATCCGGCTCATATAATAGAGAAAATCTCCTCTTATCATCTAAAAGCCCATCCAACACTTTTTTTGAAATGTCAATTTCATCAATCAAAACATTGTTGTCGTTGGGATATTGAGTGCTGATGATAATGCCCAGCTTATTAATCAACGTAATTTGGGAGGAACGCATGGCTTCAACGGGGTAACTGTCCATGGCTCCCGCTTCATCGGCCAAAAACGCATTGGCAAGTTTACCATCCATTTTATCCTCAGAATAAGCTAAAGGAGTGTATTCACTTTCCGTTAGGATACAGCGAACCTCACTCCTTAGAATTTTAAAAACCTTAACATCTGCCAAGGCTGGGCTACACTTTATGATTTTTCTGATTGCAATTTTTAACTCACTGGAGAGCTTTAAATCCGGTGCCACGGAAAAAAATCTTGAAAACTGCTTTTCGGTTAGCAAAAGCAAGATAAAAATAACTGCGGAATAGAACGTTTTGAAGTTCTTACGGCAAATTTCTAAAACCGCCGTTGTGTAATACCGAATGTCCGCCCCGCCCTTGTCTCGTTTCTTAGTGCAAAGAACCGCTACGATTAAAAGCCATGCATAATCTTCCATGCCATCATACATGGTACAACCTAAGTCGGGGTGAATCATTAACTTGAGCAACTGACAAATCAAATCATATGCCGCTTCATCCACAAAGGCCTCTTTCGATTTCCCATCCGCAATTTTAATCCATTGCTCCGCTTGCTTTTTCACATACAAGGGTGCTTTTTTATTGTTCTTCTTGATACACCACTTTGCATATATGTAGGCCTTGCTGTCTTTAACCACCACGACCCACCACCCCAAACAAAGGATTCCCTTCATTCTTGTCCTCTTTTTTCGGAATATTTCGGATGGCAGAGGCAATGGTCATTATGTTTTCTTTTTCAATGTCGCAGAGCATTTTCCGCTTGCTTTGCACCTGCTTATCCAATCCAAGAATATTTTTCTGAATTTGGTTTTTCAGCCTGTAATATGCCGATAATGACATTTCTTCGCTATCAACTAGCTCCTTTTTATCCTCTTCCAGCTCGTGTAAGTCCCGATAAAAGCGGTCTTGCTTCTGTTCGAAGTCCAAACATTCGGCATATAGGAGGCAATAACGGTTAATAACTGCCTCATAAATGGCATCATTTTTACTAATTTTTTTCAGTAATTTTGTGATTCTTTTAAATTCCTGAAACGCCACCACATTCTCTTTGACTTCCGGCCTTACCTTCATCTCCTCTCCCGTTGCAAATGCAGCTTCCCCATTCTTACGGGCTTCCAGCTCTGTTTTCGTTCGGTGGCTCTTGCCTTCGCTCACCAAAACTTGATATGGTTTTCCCGGCCTCCCCATAGAAATCCACCCCCAATCCTTTTTTGAATCTCATTTTGGGAATATTTTGTGCATAGATGGTGACTTGTGGTCTTACCTAACTTGGGATTTTCGACCCTTGACCCCTGGGGGGTACCCTTATACTTCATCTCTAATCCGCTGCTCTTGTCTCTTGCTCTATGGCAATCTCCTGCAACTCCCTTGCTGGAATCTGACCCGCATCAGCCATGCCATGGT